TATCTACTCTGGAGACTTTGGTGAACTACAAGTAGTTCCTTCAAACAGAAGTAGAGAACAAGCTGTTCACTTGTTAGATCCAGAATACGCGGCTGTAGCATATCTTAGAGATTTTGAAACTATTGATATTGCAACAGTTGGTGATGCTGAAACTAAAATGATTTTAGTTGAGTATGGCCTAGAGATGAGAAACGAAGCTGCACACGGTATCGTGGCAGATGTCAAAGTATCTGATTCTGACGCTGGTTAATAACTAAAAAAGGGAGGGTTATCCCCTCCCTTTTTTTACATGGCAATACGCACAATCATAGATCACACCACAGGCCTCAAAAACGAATTTGTTACTGAGGACAACAAACACATATACCACACTACACAAGACGTTAAACCTGTTATAGAGGCAGTTAAAAACTATAGTGAATTGCAACCTGGCAAAGAATTTAGGCATGTAGCCGAGATACCTATGGTAATATATCAACAGATGTTACGAGAAGGATCTGCTAAAGATAAGAAGCATCTTAAAAAATGGTTAAATGATCCAGATAATAAAATGTTTAGAGTTTGGAAAGGCAAAATATGACGTACTCAGAATTAAAAACAAACATAGCAAGTTTTTTAAATAGATCAGATTTAACATCTGAAATAGATATTTTTATTGACCAAACCGAAGCTGAGTTAAATAGAAAGTTGCGCGTTAAAGAAATGATTAAAAGAGCTAACGCAACAGCAGAAAGTCAATATTTAACTTTACCAACTGATTGGTTAGAAATTATTAATGTTGAGATCACTTCAAATGATTTTAGACCTTTATTTCAACAATCATTAGAGTCATTAGATGTTTACAGAACAGCCAATAACAACGTTTCTGGACAGCCTATTTACTATGCGGTTATGGATGACGCTCTTGAATTAGCGCCAACTCCTGATACATCATACACTTTACAATTAACTTATTATGAAAAAATTACAGCTCTTAGTGATTCCAATACAAGTAATTTTATATCTAATAATCATCCTGACGTTTATTTGTATGGCGCTTTAAAACATGCTTCTATCTTCTTGATGGAAGATGAAAGGGTTGCTCTGTTTACTACACAATTTGAAAGGGCGTTAGAAGAAATGCGTCTAGCTCAGGAAAAAGCACAGTTCGGAAAAAATTCCTTAATTCAAAGAAGAAGGACTTACGGAAAACCGAAAAAAAACTTATACTACTTTTCAAATAATTAGGATTTTATTATGTCATTTTCAAACTATTTAGAATTAGAAGTTTTGGACCACGTTTTTGGTGGTTCAGCTTACTCAGCACCTGGAACTATTTACGCTGCTTTATTTACTGTAGCGCCATCTGATACAGGTGGTGGAACAGAAGTTTCTGGCGGATCTTACGCAAGACAATCTATGGCTTTTGGAACTGCCTCAAGTGGTTCTATAGCTAATAGCGGATCAGTTGAATATCCTACTGCAACAGCAGATTACGGCACAGTAGTTGCTATGGGTTTATTTGACGCTGCTAGTTCTGGCAATCTATTAGCATACGGAAACTTAACTGCTAATAAAACAGTATCAAACGGAGACGTATTTAGATTCAACGCAAGTTCAGTAACTATCTCACTAGACTAATACTATGGCCCAACAAGGTTATGGGTATGGTGGTTACGGTAAATCAAATTACGGTGATTTACAGTATGAACAAGGCGAAGCATCTATATCTGCATTAGCTTCTATAAGCGCTGTTGGCGCACAAATAGACGTTGGTGCAGCAAATATTTCGGCAGCAGCTTCGTTATCTTCATCTGGCACACAAATAGACTTAGGCGCAGCAAGCATTAGCGCAAGTTCTTCAACGTCCCAAGCAGGTATATTAATTCTTACAGGAGCAAGTTCCATATCAGGAACGGCTTCTCTTGCTGCTGCAGGGACGCAAATAGATCTCGGAGAAAGTGCAATATCAGTAAGCGCTTCATTGTCGCCAACAGGAACACAAATAGACGTAGGTGAAGCTAATATCAGCGTAGCTGCGTCTGTATCACCAACAGGAACACAGCTAACAACAGGCGCTTCAACTATTTCTGCAAGCGCAAGCGTAGGATCTGACTTAAATACTAGATTTAATGCTGAATCAGCTTTATCTAGTTTATCTTCCTTTTCTGTTAGTGGTCGTTTAAAATGGGAGGACGAAACTGAGACCGTTGGCGTTTGGACTGAATTAACGTCAACAGGAACATGGTCCGAACAGTCAAACCCAAGTACAACTTGGACTGAACAAATATCAAATAGGTAATTATGGCAGATACAGTAACAACCAATTTAAGTCTTACTAAACCAGAGGTCGGTGCTTCAACTGATACCTGGGGAGGCAAGATAAACACCAACCTAGATACGGTTGACGCAATATTTAGTACATCTGGAACAGCAGTTTCTATGGGAGCTGTAACTTTTGGCGGCGATATTATTATTCAAGGCACAACTCCAACTTTAACTATTGGAGACGGAGGCGAAGAGGATACTGCTTTAGTTTTCAATGGCAACGCTCAAGATTACTATGTAGGACTAGATGATTCAGCAGATGTACTGATCTTGGGGAATGGAAGTACAGTTGGGAGTGAAGGTGCATTATTTATAAACAGTTCAGAACAAGTTGCTATCAAAACTCCATTAACTGAGGGAAATATAGCTTCTTATGATGGACTTTTCACTATTAAATCTACTGAAAGTGGAACTCATAATGTGGCTGCTTTTGTTTGGGAACATGGAAACGCTAGTGCTTCCATAGAACAAAGAATTTCATGGGCGTTTGGTGATGATGGAACTGCTGATTCTTATGGTAGTGCTGGTTATATTGGCATGGGTAAAGCAGATGCGTGGGTAATCGGTTCAACCAGAGATTCATACATGTCTTTTGCAACTTCAACTGATGGTAGTCCATCAGAAAGGGCAAGATTTGATAATGGAAATAATTTTTTATTAGGAAGAACAACAACAGCTTTTAACAATGATGGGACAGTTCTAGGTAACGGTGGTCAATTTATGTATATAGAAAGAACCACTACAGGTAACTCTGTTGTGTATGTACATAGGCGAAGCACTGATGGTGACTTAATACAGTTTTATCAAGGTAATAATTTTGAAGGCAGTATTTCAGTTAGTGGTGCTAATATTAATTATGGTGGTTTTACAGGAACACACGATTCATCTGGAACAGGAATTTCTTCAAGTACACAGGTAGGAACAATTTTATCAACCATTGACGAGGAACATAAACCAGACCATGCTAAAGTAAAAGTATCTGATACAGAGGGCGACACAAGAGTTTATGGTGTACTGCAAGAATATAAACTAGAAGAAACAAATGACACAGGTAAATCATCTCCTGAACACGCTGTAGTAGCTTCTGTAGGTGTAGGCTCAGTATTAGTAACAGGTGCTTGCAATGGTGGAGATTTATTAGAATCTAATGGTGATGGAACTGCTAAAGTTCAAGACGATGACATTATTAGAAGCAAAACAATAGGTAAGGTATCAATAGGAAATTCAAATGCTAGTGTTAAATTAGTATCTTGTGTTTTATATTGTGGTTAATTTAAAAGAGGATAATTGAATGGCAATAAGTTACGAATGGGATGTATCAACTGTAGATACTTATTCAACACACAACAGTCAAACCGATGTTGTTTACAATGTGCATTGGAGATTAAAAGCTACTGATGATGCTAATAACGATGCAAATGGTAATTCCCAAACTGCAAGTGTTTATGGCAGTCAAGGATTAGATACTTCAGATTTATCAAGTTTCACAGCCTTTGCAGATTTAACATCAAGCGATGTGCAAGGTTGGGTTGAAACTGCTTTAGGTGCTGATAAGGTTACTGAAATGAAAGCTGGTCTTGATGCTAACATAGCTGCAAAGATTACACCTACATCTGTCACTAAAACTATAGGAGAATAATATGCCTCTCGTACCTATAACGCCTCCTGCTGGGGTTGTAACTAACGGTACGGAGTACGCAAACAAAAACCGTTGGGTTGATTCAAATTTAATTAGATTTCAAAACGGTTACTTAACACCTATAAAAGGTTGGGAAAAACTAAACGCAACCGCGCTCACAGGCGCTATCATTGGTTTATTTACTTACAACGATAACGCAGGCGATTCTGTTATTGCTGTCGGCACAAGAGAAAAAGTTTACGTTATTTACAAAGGCACAACTACAGACATAACTCCAGGCAGCTTTACAACTGACGCCTCACAAGATCCATTAGGTTTTGGTGCGTATCACTATGGCGTAGAAGATTACGGAGATGCAAGAAGTCAATCTGGTTTATTTTTTGATACCAAACATTTTTCTTTTGATAATTGGGGAGAAGATTTAATTTTTTGTTTTGCTGGTGACGGTAAAGTTTACCGTTGGAGGCCAGACTCTTCTGGTGGTTCGCCAGATACTACGTCTGCCGTATTAAGCAATGCTCCTATCAATAATAAGTCAATCATAGTTACCAACGAAAGACACTTAGTTACGTTTGGATCAGGCGGTGATCCAAGAAAGATTGCTTGGAGTAACAGAGAAGATAACAATAATTGGACAGCAAAAGCTACCAATACAGCAGGTGATTTAATTGTTCCATCGCAAGGAGAGATAGAAGGCGCTGTTAAATATAAATCAGACGTTATTGTATTTACTGAAACAGGTATCAGCAGAATGTATTATTCTGGCAATCCTTTTGTTTATGGAATTATTCAAGCAGGAGAAAATTGTAAAACAGTCAGCATGAGAGCTGTGGTTTCTTCTGGTGAATTTTTAGCTTGGTTAGGAGAAAACTCTATATTTGTTTATGATGGACAGCTAAGAGAAATACCTTGTCCGTTACACGATTATATTTACGACAATCTTAAATACAACAACAGAAGAGTTTGTGTTGGTGGCCATAACTCTAATTACAATGAGATTTGGTGGTTCTTTCCAGATGAAAACGATAGTGAATATGCACCACAAAATTACGTTATATGGAACTACGTTGATAACGTTTGGTCCAAAGGCACAGGCATAAGAAGATCTGCTTGGTTTGACCAAGGTGTTTTAGATTATCCAATCGCAGGATCAGGAGACGGTTATTTATTCCAACACGAATCTACTACTTTATCTAACTCTGACGGTTTAGGCGCTACTGTGCCTTTCTGTAAAACTGCACCTATTGAAATAGGTAACGGCGATAGAGTGATGCAAGTCAATCAAATAATTCCTGATTCAGAAGCATCTACTTTGCCTGGAGTAACCATTTCTTTTACAGGTAGGTTTACGCCAAACGGATCAGAAAGCGATTTTGGTTCGTTTACTTTTGAGAACGATGGTTACACCGATGCTAGATTCAACGCTAGAACTATTTCAATGAAGGTAGAAGGCGACACAAACCAAGACTTTAAACTTGGTCAAGTAAGAGTCAACGCTAGACCTAGAGGCAGAAGGTAATGAACATTGCCGCTAAAGAACAATATATTCAAAGAGCTACTAACGTAAAATATTCTTTTGCGGCTACTACGCAACAAACTATTTACACAGCGCCAACAGGCGATGATTTTACTTTTGCTGTAATTGAAGGCATATTTGCTTGCGATCACGGCAATCAACAAACAAACTTAGATATATCAATAACTGATACAAGTTCTGTTGAGTTTTTCTTATTTAAAGAAAAAAACATAAGCGCACATGAAACAATAGAATTAGTTGTTAATTCTGGTTTAATTTTACAACAAGGCGAAATCATCAAAGCACAAGTTAATCACGCAAACATAGATTTAATTTTTAGTGTAGTTGAATATGCAAAAGGTGACTAAATTTCCTGAATGGCAGGAACAATGGCAACGTTGTAAACCTTACATAGAAAAAGCGGTCAAATATCAAGATTCCTATACAATAGACGACATAGAAGATAAAATTCGTGAAGGTTTATTCCATTTATGGCCTGGTGAAAGATCAGCTATAGTTACGCAGTTTGTTCTATTCCCCCAAATGAAAGGATTAAACATATTATTTTGTGGTGGAGATTTCGAAGAATTGCAAGAAATGTTACCATATATAGAAGATTTTGCTCGCCGAGGCGGTATAAAACGCTTATACGGTGGCGGTAGAAAAGGATGGATTAGAAAACTAAAACATCTTGGTTTTGAAAAAGAATATTTAATTAAGAAGGATTTATAGATGTCAGAAGCATTACCCTATATAGAAGCAGGAACAGCGTTATTAGGCGCTAGTCAAGCGTTTAAAGGAGACGGAGGTCAAGTAACTACAACGCTTGATCCAACTACACAAGCTATTCAATCAGACATCTATCAAAGAGCTACAGGTTTAGCAGACCAGCCTTTTATTCCGTACACAGGACCAATGGTTGCTGGCTTTACGCCAGACCAATTAGCAGCGTTTGAAGGCCAAAGAGGTTTAGTTGAACAAGCAGGTAGATTTGATCCAGGCGCTTTTCGACAATCATTATTAGAACAACAAGCACCACAGTTTGCAGACCCAAGAAGAATACAAGCAAAATCTTTATTAGACGTTGATTTAGGAGCTTATCAATCGCCTTTTCAACAGCAAGCTATTGATTTAGCGATGCGAGATATTCAAAGGCAAGAGGATATCGCAAGAACAGGAGCGCAGGAAAGAGCTATCAGAGCAGGCGCTTTTGGTGGTTCTAGGTCTGCCATATTAGAAGCAGAGGCTACTAGACCTTACATAGAACAAAAAGCAAGAACAGCAGCAGACTTGAGACAGAGAGGTTTTGAGCAAGCTGCAAGAATGGCAGAAGCTGATATTTTAAGAGACGTTAGAGCGCAAGAGTTTGATATCTCTGGTGAAGCCGAAGCAGCTAGACGAAGGGCTGTGGCAGGTTTAGAACAACAAAGATTCCAAGCAGGTTTATTGGGCGAGCAAGAGAGAGCGCAAGAAAGAGCATTGTCTGGTTTATTAGGTATTGGCGGTTTACAACAAGCGCTCCAACAACAAGCTCTTACTTCTGCTAGAGGTGAATTTGAGAGAGCGTTGCAATACCCTCTTCAACAGTTTGGTTTATTAACTAGCGCGGTAAGCGGTATGCCTACAGGGCAAACAACAACAAGTCAATTAAGTCCTTTTGCTAGATTTGAGCAAGGATTGGGAGCGTTACAAACGGTAGGTTCATTACCTTCACTTATGCAACCACAACCAGCAACTTCACCGACTTTAACTCCCGTACCGCCTTCTTTGTTTGATTTACCAACAACTACTCCAGGAGCGTTTACTGCGTTGCCTGCACCTGTTGATTTTGGTCAAGGATCATTTCCAAGTTTTACATTCTAAATTATGAGTATAGGAATATTTGAAACTCCAGAAGAACAACAAGAGTTCGTAAGCCGTATTGGAAACTTACGCTCTAAGTTCGCTATGTTAGACGCAGAACGTCAAGCAGCTTTAGGTGATCCAAGAAGATTAGATTTTTTAAGGCAAGAGCAAAAAGAAAAACAACGAAAACAATTAATAGAGCAATTTAAAATGAAAAATCCTAACATGGCAGGAATTTTAGATGCTTTAGAAGCTGGCATTCCTTATCAATTACTAAAAGATACAACCACAGCAAAACAAGATAGAAAAACTATAAAAGCAGCCGACGGTTATAATTACTTCGTAGATACAGGCGAAAGGGTCTTTCCGTCTGTGCAAAAAGAAAATGTAAAAAATGAAGCTACTAGTGATTACAAAAATTATCTAAACACTCTAGGTTCAGATGAAGAGCCAACAGGCGCTGGTTTTCTTACTTTTTTAGACAGAAATGTAAAAACAGAAAAATTAGACTTCAAAACGGCAAAAGATAAAAATGGCTTTTTAAGATACATAGAAGGGCCGCAAAAAGGACAAAGAGTTTTTCCTGACGTTGTAGAAATTACAGATGAAACCCCAGATCCACAAGAAATATTTGATAACGAAAGAGATTTAAGAAATGATTTTAATAAGCAATCTAAAACTTATTTAGATGTTAGGGACGCTTACGGAAGAATTTTAGCAACAGATGTAACTGCCGCAGGTGATTTATCATTAATTTTCAATTATATGAAAATGTTAGATCCTGGCTCAGTTGTAAGAGAGGGTGAATTTGCTAACGCACAAAATTCTGCTAGTGTGCCAGACAGAATAAGGGCAACTTATAACAGAGTTTTAGCAGGTGAAAGATTAGCTGATGAGACTAGAAAAGACTTTATACAGCAAGCTAATAACTTATATTCAGTTGCATTAGACGGTCAAAGATTATTAGAAGAAACATTTAAAGGCTATGCTGAAACGTATGGATTAAATTCTCAAAAAGTTACTACTGATTACCATAAGTCTTTAGACAATATAACTTTTGAAAGAAAGATAGATGGAATGAGTCTTGAAGAATTAGCAGGTATAGATCCAGCAAAATATACAGACGCACAACTAGAAATCATAGAAAAAGTTTTACAAGAAAAAACAAAAAAATAATTTTGTATGAGTACCGAAGCACAAGATAGAATAAAAAGTTTACAAAAAACTTTATCGGATCAGATAAAACAAGAGGAACAAGCTGCAACAGTACCTTCTGACATAAGTCCCCTATCTGGGTTTGTTCAAAGCGGATTGCAAGGATTAACTTTTGGAACATCTGATGAAATTGGAGCTTTTTTAGGTTCTCTTACTTCAGTTTTTACTGATGAAAGTTTTAGCGAATCTTTTGATAGAAGATTAGAAGATGCAAGAGACGAGTTACAATCTTTTAAAGAATCTAATCCTAAATTATCTTTAGCAGGTGAAATTACAGGCTCTTTAGCTCCTATCGCTGTTTCTTTGTTGCTAACTCCATTTACGGGTGGCGCGTCAGCTTCTGCAGCTGCCGTAGCTGCATCAAGAATATTAAGCAACCCTTTATTAGCAGGAAAAATAATTAAACCAGGATCAGGTTTGCTTAAAACTTCAGTAGAAGCGGCAAAGTTAGGAGGTATACAAGGAACGGCTTACGGAGTTGGTACAGCAGAAGGATCTATACAAGAAAGAATATTGCCAGGAGTCATTTCAGGAGGAGTAGGATTAACAGGCGGCGCGTTACTGCCTCCACTTATAGCTGCAGGAGGAAGAATTGTTTCTGGTGTAAAAGATTTTGTAACAAAAAGTAATTTTAACGCTGATGAAATTAAAGCCATAAGAACTCTTGCAGACAAGTTTGGAAAAGATGAAATTTCAACTGAAGAAGTAATAAAAAAAATACAAGAAAACGTTGAAGCCGACAAATTAGTAGGTCAGACACCTGTTGAAATCTTAGCTGATTATGGAGGGCCTTCTACAATAAGAAAGTTAAGAGGAATTAAAATTAGAGCGCCTGAATTAAATATAGACGATACTTTAATAAGAAGAACTACAGGTTTGATAGAAGAAAAAGCAGAAGCCTTATTAAAAGGCGAATCTCCAAATATACAATCTACTAGACTGTTAGAGTCTTTAGAGCAAGCCACAGAAAAAACTATAAAAACTCCAGAAATTAATTTGCAAGCTGGGGTTGAAGATATAAGCAACGCATCGCAAAAAATATTAGATCCTTTGTATAAGCAAGCCTATATCAAAAATCAAAACGTAATGAATTTAGAAGTTTATGATTTTTTAAGAAAACCTGTAATCAAAGACGCATACAATCAAGCTATAGACCTTTTTCAAGAAAGACAAACTGCTAAAGGCGAACCATTAACGCATATACCGCCTTTAAAAAAATTATTAATAATAAAAGATGGCAAAGTTGTAGGAACTAAGAAAAAATTACCTTTAGAATTTTTAGATTTGGTAAAAAGAGTAGCAGACCGTAAAGCATTTAAAGAATATCAAGACAGAACTATTGATAAATCAATGATGGGAACTAGAAAAAAAATTACCAACGATTATAGAAATATTTTAAAAAATTCTATTGATGGAGACGAGTATGCTTTAGCGACCAAATCCGCAGCAGATATATTTGATTTAGAAGATGCTTATAAATTAGGTGTTGATTCATATAAAACAAATATACCTTCTCCAAAATTTTTTAAAAATTTTGAAAATTTAAAAACACAATATGAAAAAGATGCTTTTAAAATTGGTGTTTTTGAACAAATTTATAATCAAATTAACAAAGTAGGAGATAATTTAGATTTAGTTAGAAAAATATTTAACACGCCAGACACAAGAGAAAAGTTATCAATTTTATTTGGTAATGACATAGAAGCAAAAGAGGCTTTTATTCTTAAATTAGTTAGAGAGGCAAACATAGCAAAAAATACAGGAGCTGTTACAGGAGGATCAAATACAGCAGAAAAAGTAATAGATTCACAAGATGCGGTTCAGGCTTTATCGGATATAGTCGTTGCTGGAACAGCTCCAACAAGTTCTGCTGGTATTAGAGCAGAAGCTAATTTATTTGAAACTGCTAGAGATTTAATTAGCAACCCATCAGAAAAAAGAGCTAGAAATTTAGGTAAAATTTTATTAGAACAAAATCCAGATAAACAACAAGAAATTTTAGAACTTATGAACGCACTAAATAAAGATATAGAAAGGAAAAAATTTATTATAGACGCTGCTTCAAGATCTGGAATTAGATTAGGAACAGGACAATTAGGAATATCAGAATCTTTGCAACAATGATTTAGAACTATGGGCCGCGTCACAGAACGACTAGGCAGAAGCGGAGAATATTTTACTGCCAGCGTTTTAGCTCTTGTTTCAGACACAGTAATTATTGTTCCGCATGGCGCAGAGGCAGATATAATTTTTGACTACGAAGATAAATTATATAAATGCCAGGTAAAGTCAAAAACTAAAAAAGAAAAGAATCACAGCAAATGGCGGTTTGATTTACGCCGAGGCTCGCACACCAAGAACAGACACTTTGCAGAAGGCGCAATAGATATTTACGCCTTGTATTCAAAGCAATACAACAACGTAATTTTTATGCCTTTTGGTGTCAATAAAAGAGAAGTACGCATAGAAGAAGATATAATGAAAAACGCAGATTCATTGGCTACGTTTCATCAAACAATAAAAGAGTTGAATTATTAAGACTACTATCCTATACTTTGCAGTACATTTTTGGAGAAATAAATGCACGAAAGTATCAACGACTTACACAATCTTTATCAACAGGATTGCGCTAGACGTAAAACAAAGACAATCAAAGAACTTAACAGGATTTACCATAAATACATTGCAGGTCCTTTAGGCCAGAAAAAACTTAATAAAGTTGTCAGAGGTGACATAGCCAAACTGCATTTCAGTTTGTCAGAGACAGCGCCTGCACAAGCTAATAAAGTATTAACGTTGCTTAGATCTATGTTTAATCTGGCTATCACACTCAGCTTGGTTGAAAGCAATCCTGCGACACACATTGCAAAGAACAAAGAAAACAAAAGAAAACTATATTTAACAAGCGAACAACTAATTCAAGTCAAAGAACAATTAGACTTGTTATACAAAAACAAACGCTATCAAGAATCCGTAGATTTCATCTGGCTACTGCTTTTAACAGGAGCTAGATGCGGTGAGATTGCAAAAGCTAAATGGACGGACTTACAAGGCAATATGCTTGTCTTGAGCGAGCATAAAACGGATCAGTATGGCGAGGAAAGAGTTATACATTTGAGTGAACGCGCCCTGGATATAATCAATCGCAGGGCGCAGGAGGGCAAAAGGATATTTAACATTCAAGCGCCTCGGAGAGCGTGGGATAAAATCAGAAAAACTCTTGGTATAGAAGAGTTTAGATTGCATGACTTACGCCATACCTTCGCGTCGTTTAGTTTACAAAAATTACCGTTAGCGC